CACATCCGTTTTCCTCCAATCCCATATGCCATTTCCTGAAAAGACATACGCACAAGTGCTGACTTCCTGTCCTTTACTTTAATCTGGTGTTTACTGTCCCCTGCTGCCGAATAAGAATAAAATCCATCAGCCTTAATCCGGCTTCCATTCCTTGTTGCCACCCTTGCATCAGCATTAATTTCAACAACATCATCTTCCAAAAAAATGCTCTGCAAAGTCAGCTTGTGGCTTCCGTAATTATGAGCCACACTCATGTCTCCTGCTGCCATCGTATCTTTTGGAATGATGTGATAATTCAGCCCGGCTGATACTTCTCCGTCATTAGTAATCACTGCTGTAACACCGGAGCGGACAATCCCATTAAAAAAGCGGACAGGTGTTATCTCCCCATTCACACGATTTTTCTGCAAAAGTTCCAGATTATTTACCACATACCCGCTCAGCCATTTACCTTCCTGAAACATGATATCTGTTATATAAAAGGTTCCGGTACAATCCTCTAAGATTACATTTACGGTAGCCTTTGCCACCTTCTTTTCTTCATGTGTATTGATTGTTCCAGCAAATCGAATAAACTCCATCCTTACACCTCCTGTGCATCAAAGGTGTACCTCTGCTCTGACACATGGGAAACCCATGCGGTTGCCACCGAACCACCCTGCAGCATAATATCCGTAAAACGCGCGGTTCCTGTACAGTCCTGCACCACGACTCTTACCGTCAGTTTTTTCACTTTTTCTATTCCGGTAACACTGACCGCTCCTGCCGACCTCGTAAAATACATGGTGCATTCCTCCTAATACAACTCTACAAATCTTGTTTCTTCCGAACCATCCTCATATTCAATGATAAGTTCAATGCCAACCCTTCCATTTGCTCCCTTTTTCAGATTCTCGGTTGCTATGCTTGCCGATACTGTGTAGCTGCTTCTGGTAGCCGGATATACTTCCTGTGACAATGTTTTTGTGGTATTCAACGCTCCCACACACTTAAAACTTGCATTGCCGGAAGCACCATTTTCTCCATCCACCTCAAAACCTGAATTCTGCCAATAGCTGAATCCATCATCTGCTCTGGAATTCAGCAGATGGTTGTTTACCACCAAATCCTTCATCTCCTGTCTGTCCAGCAAATCCGATGAGGAAAGAGTATCTGCTGCCTTCTCCCACGAAGCAGATGAATCACCCAGTTCTTTTAACTTGGTGGAAAGCTCAATGACAGTCTTCCACGGCTCCTGCACATTATAATCCATACGAATAATTCTCGTGCTGATTCGGATTCCCAAATCCTTATCATCCACGGTTACCACATCTCCGATACCGAAACTCTCATGCTCCCACCCAGTCAGTACAGACAGATCCATTACTTGTATGACATAAGAAATACTCGGCTTAGAATAATCTGCCAGTCGCATTTCGGTATATTCAAGCATCTGATAGGGATTGGTGAAAGAGGAACAATCAAGCGTTGATACCCTGATTTCTGTAGAATACTCCGTATTCTCCACATATTCCTTTCCATTATTGATACTTGCAAAGGTCATACCATCTGCACCATAAGCATAGAGTCTTGTCACAAGACTTCTGGTATCCACCACCCGCTGTATGGATTTCATATTTTTACGATAGGCAAACACAGCACCACTGTTACTTCCGGATTGTGTCAGAAGGCTGACCTGTTTATTTACATTGTCAAACTCCAAATCACCACCATAAATGGACTGAATGGTACGAAGCATGGAAAGGGCATTTTTATCCATGGACTGCCAGGAACGTTTCGTTGATACTGTTATTTTCCCAACACTCCATCCGGTTCCCTGCAGTGCATAAGCCATCGGTTTTTCTGCGGTTTCCGCTTCATATGTCTGTTCACTTTTCTTTTCAGAATACGCAAGGTCATAAAACGCAGCTTCCGCATAAATGCTCGTTACCGTCTTTCCGTCCTCACCTTTATCATCCGTGACTGTTCGGATACGGTAAATGTCCTTAGTAATCTGCAGTTTCTTTTCATTATCAAGATATGACCTCTTCCCATCTTTGAATGGAATGGAAAACTCCAAATAATCAGAACCATTCAGTTCGCTCGTAACAATAATGTCATAAGCATTTTCCAATACTGCTTCCCTGATACCGCTGTCACTTAACACCACCGGCCTTGCATATCCCAATTTAGAATAAGGAGCCTTTGGTGTTTCATATATCTGAATTGCACTCAGTTCCGGTGTCATGGAGGTATCTGTTGTAGAAAGCGTCATCTGTATCTGAATGTATCTTAAGTTTGGAGATTGTATCACCCCATCCGCTCCGACCGCTTCCCAATCTGAAAAAGATGTATCTTCCAAGGAATCCGATGTCCTTGTTCTAACTTCCGAAATAGAAGTAATTCCTGCATCCACTGTACCT